CCCATTTGATACGGAACGTATGGGCACGTTCTTGGCTCTCGAACGGGTCTGGCTGGTGCAAACCACGTCCATGGCTCTCGAAGAACCACTTGAGAAGTCCACCTTCCCCCTCAGCTTCCGCTGAGGAGGTAGATGCGACTGCCTTGGGGTATCTCTCGATCCATTCATGACGACCGGTGTGCCATTTGGCACGCCACGCCGTTCTGAGATAGGTCGAAAGGGCAATCACATCAGATGGAGCGTCCATCTGGTCACGCATCTCACGATGCGGAACACGAATCACACCTGAAAGGAGTTCATCGCACGCTCTTGTCACCGCCCATAAGCCGGCCTCGTAAGACCGGTTCCGGAAGGCGACAAACCTTCTGATAAGAGCTGCATCGTCGAGTGATCCTGGAGGATCAGCACGGAGTCGTACGACGGATACATCTGTCCCGTCGTAGTATTCCTTTCCGCATGACTCTCTGAACCGTCCGGTCCAGAAAGACTTGCGCTCATTGACCTTGAAGCCGAAGGCCTCAAGAAGAGCAATGACTCGACCCACTGCATCAACAGGAACAATAATGTCGTCCCCGTAGACGCTGAGATGTCCGGTTAGTTCCCGGATTGACACCGTTGGCTCCTGCGTCATCCCCAGTGAGGCTAAGGTCGTAAAGACCATCGCTTCAATTGGGAACGTGAGAGCAGACCCCATCGACGCAAACTTGTGAAGGAGAATTTCTTCTTCCCCACCGATCAGCGCAGTGCGGCTTCGACACGCCAAGATATACTCAAGCGTGTGAGGCCAGCTGCGAAATGCCCGTATAACAACGGACAGGTGGACACGATCAGACGCTTCGCTCAAGTCGAGCGTGGCAAGGGTACCGCTTATCGACGCTTCGTGCGCCATTCGCTGGTTCCTCGTCTGGTCCCTGAACCCGAGTATCTCGCGTAGGGGAGATCGACCGATTTCACGGTAGAGCTCCTCTTTTAGTGCCTGCTGCGCATATTGCATTGCGCTAGGCTCAATCGCGATAATTCGAGGTTTCGATTGCGTTTTAGGAACTGAAATCACCTTTACCGGTAATTCAGCTCCAAGGGGTACCGTCGGCACTGGCTCCCAAGAAGGGAGGTTCCTCGTGTAGCGCCATGAAGGGAAGGATGACTCCAACCTTTCAGGGAAGTAGGGAAAATCCCACTTTTGCTTGGCCGTAAGGCCATCAGCAACGCTACCCGAGCCATGCCGAGGGATGAGTTCGAAGGAGGCGACTCTCGTCTCCACCTTATCGAGCACATCCCCAAACAGACGGCGGAAACGTCGTTCAAACGCATCCAAGTCCCTCCCGGGTATTCCAACCCGGAAGTGATCGCCTAATTCGCGGTCAGTTCGGACAAAATCGACCATAGCCTGCCTTTCCCTTGCGGGAGAGCAGGCTCGGTCCATCTTACCCACCAAGTTGCACACTTGGCGGACGGCCCAAATCGCTTGCGCGTCGGGTTCGTCCAACAACGTGCCATCATCTCGGAACACAAGAGAGAGGAAACCTCGCATAAAAGCGGGGAGCCCTCGGACGTGATCAAATTGAGTCGCGTCTTGTCTCGGCCAACGTCCTTCTGCTAGGCCTTTCTCAAGGGCTTTGCTGAACGTCGGCAAGGTGATCGTCAGAAAACTTTCACCCTCATGTTCCACTCGACGCTGTATGGTGGCAGCGTCAAGATTCACTTCAGTGGCGCAAAAACGTCCCGCGTCAAGCAGGACGGCCAGCTGGAGAGTTACCAGGCTTTTCATGTCCCCTCCTTTCAAGAGGTGGAGCATCCAGCCGGTACTGAAAAACCTATCCGCGCGAGCGCAACGAAGCTGCGCCAACGAAAGCTGCCATGCTGATGATGATCAACAGCACAACAGCTACGATGGCAAGGGCCTCGGTAGCGCTCAACGCTCTCCTCCCAGGATCTTCTTAAGAAGAGCCTTCGTGGAAGCCTCAAGAGCGGTCGTCAGGGCATCGTAAAGAGCCTCAACGTCCGCAACGACAACCCCGGTAGGGGGCGTCAGCGAGGAAACCGAGATGGCGTAGGGCGACCGTGACTTGAGACCCGTAACAGGGTCCGTGATCACGACCGTCTTGGTCAGGGAAGTCGTCGAGCGCATGATGCCGGTCTTCTTGTCGACCTTTTGGGTCACATAGAGATCGACACCAGCGTCACGATTTGTGTAAACGTTCGTTTCCGAACGTTCCTCGAGACGAGGGAGCGAGGTTGCCGTGCCAGAAATGGTCACGGACTGCGGATCGGTAAGCACCGGTTCTCCTATGGGTAGAAATTGGATGGGTTGTGGTGTGTAGTTTAGCGCCGGAGCCTTGTGAGCCCTAACGCGCCCAGAATTCCCAACTGCAAAGCCGTAAGGCTCACAGTGGGGTTCAGGGTGAACCCGAATGGGTTCGCACGAATGCGAAGCTTGCGGTGGTATACCCACTCGCCAGCAAACGATCGCGGACCGGCATAATACCGGTTCGTGTCTGGAGCAATGCTCCAGATGAGGCTGCCCTTACGGGTCAGTGTTTCCTCCATCGCATAAGCATACGTGCTGAGAACCCGGCTAGAAGTGGCGGTTTCATACGCCTCGATTGCTCCTCCAATATCAAGGAACCAATCGACTAGCCAGGACCAAGGAGACAGCTGCCAAAGATCCGACGGAGTCAAATCCGTCTTCATGAGCGTTTCAAAGCGCTCAAGGTGATCACCGGGGTTAAACCCAGCTTTTGGCAGATAAACATACTCTCCCTCGAACCAACGGCGGACCTCCACTCTTGAAGAGCGGATGGCCTGGCCATTAAGGCCGAGGAAAGAGATAGCCTGATTACCCGTAAGGCCGAAGCCTGCGGGGTCAAAACCGGAGATTACAATCCCTCCGGTCCAGGGGCTACTCGATGAATCCATCGATATGTTTGGCTGTTCTCCCCTGCTTCTGTGTGTTGCTCCCCATGGCTGAAATAGGCCATTGGTAGCGCGGTATAACGTTTCCGCGATTGAGCGCACATCGTTCAGAAAGGGTATCCACCCAAACTGTACGTTGAGGTAGTCATTCCCGAGCCCCTTGAAAAAGGAGGCTCTACCCTGTAAAAGGGCCGGAATTAGTCTAGGGAGCCCCTCACGGAGCTCCCCGACAAAAGCCGGGACTGAAAACCGATCAGAAGTAGGTGCCGTCTGACCGTATTTGACAGCTGCCCAAGACCGAAGGTCTGAGGCGGCCGGCACGTGGAATCCGTTGGAGTCCCCGGCCAAGGTTAACAGTTGAGGATACCCAATAAAATGGGTCCTGGAAGTACTCCCTGTACTGCCGTACTGGCAGTCCAGCAACTTTCCGTTGAATCTGAATTTCTCCAGAGACCACGGATGTCCCTTGTCAGTTCGGAACGCTGAAGCGTCAAAGCCGTTTGCAACGGCTGCGCGCTTCTTAACCTCATTGAGGCTAGCGAACCATGAGTACGGATCAGCAACTTTACTGTCGATCTCACTGACAGTAGTGGCTTTCGGGGGCCGGGTCCTAAAACCCAGCTCCTTAGAGCCAGCAGTCAACATAGGAGCCAACCTTTGACTGGTTGGCACCCCCGTTGAGATGGTATAAGCCGTGCTTTCGCGTGGCACCGTCTCTTCGAGGTTGACAGAGTTGTAATACGGCATGATCGTCCTTTCGGGATGGAAACTCTCCTGGTGCTGACATACACAGTGGTCAGCACCTACAGAGCCACTGTTAAGTGAGCGAGCCCTCGGTCCTTTTGGGTCCGGGGGCT